CAGCGTTAGCCTACACAGTTGTGTATGCTAACTGGTTTTTGGAGAGTATTAACTTCTCCATACAGGTTTTGCACTAAGGTTGATCGTTGTGTCAATAATTTTGTGCATATTTCTGATATGGCATCTGTTGCAGTATCTGGTGCTACGTCAGCGGTGGCGAGTTATGCGGCTGTGGCGGCGTCAAGAAGTGGCGTCGATCCTCAGGCATTTGCTCGTGAGCGCGAAGCGTCTCGTGTTGCTGCATCGAAGCAGCTGCAAGCTAGTGTGAAGCCTGGTCAGGCTCCTAGTCTTGCACGTGTTCTTCCTGCCCCGGTCTCTGTGCCGTCGGCAGTTTATGTTTCCGTTCAGGAGGCCGCGCGTCAAGCGTTTGGGCCTTCTGCGGCATTGGCACTCTCCTCTGTGAGTGATGCCCCCCGTGTTGCCGTTTCATCCTTGGGCCCTATTGGCTCAGGGTCGTCGACACTTTCATGCTCGAGTGCATCTGCATCGAGCTCATGTGCTGCAGGTGCTGCAGCCTCATGCTCAAGTGAGCATGCTGAAGGTTCTCATGAGGATATAGCTGCGCGTTTGCGCGGCGAAGGCCATAATGAGATTGTTGAGGAGTTGACCAAGTTGGCCCTCCCCCGTGTCAACAAGAAGGGTGAGTCTATTGATCACAGTTATTTTTATCTTCGTGTTCAGTGCTTGCACGAGTGTGTGGAAGGAAAGTGGAGCGGCGAAATGATTCGCGGCCTGCCCAATTCCCCCGGCAAGTTCAAGTTTTCACAGCGTGCCCTTGTTTGCGACCGTGGTTGCCTGAATGGCATCATGTTGCGCTCACAAAGTTCGTGTTTTATCGAGCGAATGGCTGTTGCATGGTTTTATCGCTGCCCCAAGAAGTTTTGGTTGTTGCCTCATCACATAACATATGATGATGGCAGACTCAATTTGGAGGCAACGTTGGCCCGTTTGGAGCCCATGGAGGAAGGTCAAGCTGCCCCGTGGTGCCCCAGATGGTTGAAGCAGCGTCTGCGTAGGCACCTGGAAGAAGAGGATATCGATGAGTTTGATATGCCTCCCCAGGCACCGAAGAGCACTGCTCTTGTTCGTGAGTTCAACGAACTGTACCATGGTGATGATGATTCCAAGTATGAAGTGAAAAGAGTCGTTGTTGCCAAGGGTTCCTCTCGTGATGCTGTAAATGAGGCGATTTCGTCCGAGCATGCTGATGCTACTCTCTTGAGCAGCAGGCTGCGATTTTGGATGACGCTAATCGTCGTCGTTTTGCAGCGGAGCAGGCC